ATGATTTTGAATTCAATTTTTCTATCATTACAAAACTCTCTTGCTGCAGCCCATTTAGCAGTATTAACAGCATAGGTCTTACATTCATAGAGGTATGATTGAGTCACTTTCTTTTTCTTTTTAGGAGGTCGAGTTTGTTTTTTGGGTTTTACCTCAATCACATAAGTTTTAATTTGACCAGTACTTTCCTTGACTTTAATAATAAAGTCTGGATAATAACGATGCATTCGATTATCAACAGGAGAGACATATTTGATATAGAATTCTTCACTACCCCACTCAAGAATATTTTCATTTAGATCACAATAATTGCAGAATTTGGTTTCCCAAGTACTGCGACATATAATATTATTTGGATTTCCCTTGTATTTTTTGGGAAAAGAGGGTCTGAAGAAACTCTTTTTACTTTCTCCCATTATACATAATATATCAGTAGTAATATTTATGGGTCTATAATGCGTACCCCCAAGCCTACAGCAGTAGCAAAGTTAAAAAATTCTATTTTAAATGCTGCTCTTACTACACATTATGAGTGTTGGTTTAGTCCACCTCCTTCTATAACCAATATAATTCCTAATTCAAATGTAGATGAGGATTATATGTTATCTTGTGTGGAAGCTGCTTTACCTGGAACTTCTTTAGCTACTTTAGAACTTCAAAATGATCATACAGGAATAACAGAGAGACATGCTTATAGAAGACAGTATGATACAACTTCATCATTTACTTTTTTAGTTGATCGAAATTATAAACAAATACAATTTTTTGAATCATGGATTGGTTATATTGTCAATGAACGTAATCTTAATAGTGAAGCATATTTTTATCGGGTAAATTTTCCAAAACAATATCAAACAACCATTTATATTAATAAATTTGAAAGGGATATAAAACAACCATCCTTGATATATGCATTTTTAAATGCTTATCCTATTAGTATTGATTCAATGCCAGTTTCTTATGATGGAGCACAAGCATTAAGATGTACTGTTAACTTTAACTTTAGTAGATATCTTACAGGAGCATCACAAATAGCTGAACAAACTCAGTATCAAGTTCTTGGAGGTAGTGATAGTTCAACTTGGGTAGCAGGTGGATAGGGTGCTAAATAAAATACACTGAAATTTCTATAGGATATTATGCCTTTACCAAAGATTGCGACCCCGACGTATGAGTTGGAATTACCTTCGACTGGAAAAACTATTCAATATCGACCTTTTTTAGTTAAAGAAGAGAAATTATTGGTTTTAGCTTTAGAAGGAGAAGATGTAAAAGAAATAACGACTGCCATTAAGAATGTTATAAAGTCTTGTATTCAGACAAGAGGAATTAAAGTAGATACCCTTCCTACATTTGATATTGAATATCTATTTTTAAATATAAGAGGTAAGTCGGTGGGAGAGGAACTTGAAGTTAAACTTCTTTGTCCTGATGATAATAAAACTTATGTTCCTGTGACTATTCCTATTGATGAGATTGGAATAATAAAGAATGATAATCATACTAATAAGATTAAATTAGATAATTCTTTAATGATGGAGATGAAGTATCCTTCTCTTGCAGAATTTATTAAAAATAATTTTGATTTTGGTAATGATGCATCTATGGATCAGTCTTTTGATTTGATTGCTTCATGCGTGGATAAAATTTATAATGAAGAAGAAGTATGGGTAGCAGCTGATTGCACTAAGAAAGAGATCACTTCATTCTTAGATCAAATGAACTCATCTCAGTTTAAAGAGATTGAAACTTTCTTTGAGACGATGCCTAAACTATCTCATACAGTGAAGGTTAAAAATCCAAAGACTAAAGTGGAAAGTACTATAGTACTGGAGGGATTATCCAGTTTTTTCGGCTAGGGATGATCCACATGAGTTTGGAGAATTATTTTAAACTTAATTTTTCCCTCATGCAGTATCATAAATATTCATTAACTGAGATTGAAAACATGATTCCTTGGGAAAGGGACGTGTATGTTGAATTATTGAGAGCACACTTAGAGGAAGAAAAACTCAAACAGCAACAAGCGAATGCCTAGTTCTATAAAACTTACTGAACCATTAGACATCCTTGTGGAGTATGGGTATCTTGATGACGAGACACCATACCATAAGGCAATAAGTATTGCTGTAAATGATTTTTCTTCTGATAAAACTTTGGGTGGAGAATATAATAGAGATTACATAGAAATTTTACAGAAAGAAGCAAGTAAAGAACTTAAAACAAGAAGAAAAAAAATAAATGTTAAATCATTTAAAGAAAAGTTTTTAAATAAGAAAGAAGAACCTGTAACTACAGGTACAAGTTCTATTGTTCCATATAAACCTCCAGCACCGAGTCCTGACCTTTCTTTACCTGAAGGAGAGGATCAACAGCAAGAAACAGAAGGTCTTAAAGGAATAAGAGATATTCTTGATGAGATATTAAAAGTATTACGTTTAGATTTTAAGGGTGATAGAAAAGAAGCAAGAGATATGCAGAAAGATGAAGCAAAGAAAAAACGAGATGAAAGAGAAGGGAAGATAGAAGGAGTAGGAAAATCAACTGGACTAATAGGAAAATCTGTTCAGGCAATGGTGAAACCCTTTAGTAATATATGGGATGCTATAATTAACTTCCTTAATTTTACATTAATTGGAGTACTTTTTAATAAAACCCTTAGTTGGTTCCAAGATCCAAAGAATGAAGAAAAAACAAAGAGGATTGGTAAGTTCTTTAGTGATTGGTGGCCTGCCTTAGCAACTGCAGCTGCTTTATTCCTTACTCCTTTAGGTGGATTAATAAAAGGAGTAGTGGGACTTTTAACTGCCATTATTCCTAAGTTAGTGATAGCAATAGCTGCCAATCCTTATGCAGCATTAGCACTGGTGGGTACTGGTTTGGCAGTATGGGGGATAACTAGTCTTGCTAAGGGTTTGGGTGGTGATAAAGAAGGAGGGAATCTATCAGAAGCACAGAATCAATCATCAACACAACTTCAAGAAGAAGGGATGGGTGGTGCTGATGCAGAGGTATTAAGCCAGTCAGTAACGACTAGTAATACTGAGAGAATGACACAAGGAGATACTAATATTAGATCCAACACTAATATTCTTCAAACAGGGAGGAATGATCCTTTAGGTGGTAATAGTATGGGAAGATTTAATTTTAATGAAGGTGGTTTTGTATCTGGACCTGGTGGTGTAGATAAAGTTCCTGCAAAACTAACTGCTGGTGAGTTTGTGATGTCTAAAGGAGCAGTTCAGAAGTATGGTGCAAATACTTTTGCTGCTATGAATGCTGCTGGTGGAGGAACTGGGGGAATAGCAAGGAATATGATGAAAGAACCAGTGGGAACTCCAGTTATAAATTCTACGAATAAAACAATTACTTTACCTACTATTAAAAAAGAAGGACAAGATATTATTCCTTCAACTGTGGATGATCCTCTTCCTACCTTTAGAATTCCTATAGTATCTTCTCAAAGATCTATGGTTTTATCGTCATTAGGTATTCAAGATTTAGTAGGGGAATAGGAATATGATTGCATGGGCCGCATTAGGAAAGTCATTACTTAAAGGTGGAGTAAAGAAGGTTGCCACTGATAAGTTATTGAACAGAAAGAAAAAAACAAATAAAAGGAGAGCGTCTGTTAGAAAGATGATGGGAATGAATGGTAAACAAAAAGAAGGAGGAGCATTAGCAGTTAGACCTACTATGGATTTAATCTCTTCTCCAAAAAATTTGGATCCACCAAGTGATGTTGGAGGGGATGCTGATATAGTTATTATTAAGAAACAGGTAATACAAGTAAGAGATATACTAAAGGATAGTTATACTATTAAACAAGAAGAAAGATTGGGTCGTAGAAAAGCAAAACAGACTGATAAGAGACGAATAAGGGAAGATAAACTAGAAAAACCAAAAGTAAAACCTAAAGAATCTAAAGTAATGAAAGGTCCGAGTCTTGGACTGGGAATTGGTAATTACTTTTCATGGTTAGCATTTGGAATCATACTTAATAAATTAATGGATTTGATGCCAGCATTACGAAAAATTTTTGGCGTATTAAAACCCATAGCTGAATTTATAGGTGGTGTATTTAATTTTACTATGGGATTGGTGACTGGATTTATTGATAAGACTTATGCGGGAATAGAAAAATTAGAAAAAGGAATAGAAGCGATTGGTGGAAAGGGTGCTAAAGAATTATTTGAAAAGTTTGGAAAGTTATTCACTCAGGTAATTAATGGTGCTTTGATTGCTGCATTAATCGGAGCAAGAGTTGGTTTATTTAATCCATTCCGAAGAAGACCTAAAATTAAACAACCCACGAGAAGTTTTAGTAATCAAGTAAAAAGAAGAAGAAACTTGAACAGAAGATTATTTGATCCTCGACGTGCTGAGAAATTAAGAAGGGTGAAAAATATTAGAAATCTTAAGGTAGCTAGTAAGAAAATTATTAGTCCTATTGTAAAACGAATTCCTTTTATAGGTGCATTAATTGATTTTGCTTTAAATTATTTTGTATTTAAAGAACCACTAGGAAGATCAGCATTCATGGCAATTGGTGCAGGTCTAGCAGCATGGTTAGGTGGTATAATAGGAAGTGTAATTCCAGTAGGTGGTACTTTTGTGGGTGCTGCTTTAGGAGGATGGGCAGGTGATAAATTAGCTGGTGCTCTTTATGATGCTATTTTTGCAAGTAAAGAAACTCCTGATCCTTTTAAAGATGATAAAACTGATATTAAATCTGTTAATACTTTAAGTAAAGGAGCAGGATTGGATACTCATCCTTCTTACGCACATGGTGGTATGATAGTCGTTGAGAATACTACTACATATATACAGCCAATAGAAGTATAATAAAAATATATGGCAGTCGATGAATCATTAAAATTTAATTGGTTTGAGATTAAATCCAATCTTACGGATGATAGGATAGATCTTAGAGCAGGTACTGCTCGTGTTGAGTATAGAGAAAGTGTTTTTTCTCCTTATATTGAGGTCACTGCTTACTTAGCGGATACTGGTAATACTGTACCTGATAAAGATAATCCTAATGAGGGAGTGGGGTTATTAGACGGAGAATTGGGTGAAGGAACTGAAGAGATAGTATTTGAAATAGAAGATCAGAAAGGTAATAAAGTTAGTTTGGCAAATGAGGATGGTTTGGATTTAAGAGTATCGAGTATAACTTCTGCCAAACAATCTTTTCAAGCTCAAACTTATACTATAACTGCTGTTGCTAAAGAAGCATTTGATAATACTCTTTTTCGTAATAGATGTAGGAAACAATATAGTGGAAAGATATCTACTCTTGTGGAAGAGATTTTTAAGTCGGATTTAAAATCATTTAATAATATAGATATTGATGAAACACATAATCAATATCATGAATGGGGTAATGAGAGATATCCATTTGAAATGATTCTTGATCTTCAAAAACTTGCTATTCCAGTCATCACTACATCCCAAGGGAAGAGTGCTTTGGGAAAAACTGCAGGATATCTTTTTTGGCAAACATCAAACGGATTTAAGTTTAAATCGCTGGATAAATTATTTGATACTACTGGTAAAGATATTAAAATATTTGTTGAAAATAAAAAGGCTACAGCAGATGAACTTCCTATAGTTTCTCCTATTAATCAAAGTGGTGGTGGAAAACCAGTTGTTGCTGATGGTAAGATTCTTTATTCTTTTGGTACTAGAAGTATTAATGCCTTAGAAGCATTTGAATCAGGGGATAGAGGAACTGCACTTGAAGTTTATAATCCTACTTTAGCACCCGAAGAACAATATAGATTTAATCCCCTATTTGTAGAGGATGATGCACAGGGTAAGAGTAAAGGTAATGGGGTCATTGCAGGAAGAAATTTACCAGTATTTAATGAAGAGTATAGGAATGATATGTATAATGTAGTATGTGGTATTGAAAGAACTAGAGCAGCATTTAGTCCAGTAAAGGGACATCAAACTATAGAGAAACAAGTAGAGGAGACTCCTGAACTTAATTATGATGTGGAAGCTATTTTCCAACAAGCACATCAAAATTATAGACAAAAGATGAATGTGTTTATAGAGATTGTGATAGCAGCAGACTTAAGTTTACATGCAGGTGATTTAGTTTATTGTGAATTCGAGGAAATGACTACAAAGAAAACTCAAACTGGAAGTAAGCGTAGGGATAGTGGTATATATATGATAGCGGATTTATGTCATTATGGTGACGGAACTAAGGCTTTCATGATATAATGAACAAGTACCTTAGGAGAATTAACATGACAACTAAAACTCCCGATCACGATCTAGAACATGAGGTTTATATTGATCCTAAGGATCATAAAGAACATGTAAATCATGGTATGATTGAATATACGGAGGCAGATCTACAGATGCACAATGATGCTTTTCATGCTCATAGTGAAGAAGAAGTAGATAAGAATGAAGGTAAGATTAATGATTGGCACACTAGGCACGAAGATCAACATTTAGAAGTATATTGTGATAATCATCCAGATTCACTTGAGTGTAGGGTATACGACGATTAATAACTAATGGATACTCAACTTAAAAGATATGCAAGAAAACTAGTTGAGGAGCAACTGGGCCAGAGCAAACTGCAACTGGCTCAGATTGCTGATGATATAAGTTTTATTAAAACCCAACCAGAAGATAAATTTAGTGATCCAGATGGATTTGCAGCAAAACCTTATCTGACAAGATTTAAGATAATGATTTGTGGGGTGCATCCAGCAGAAGTTGATCCTCGTTCTTTACCTTGGGCATATCCTGTTTTTACTACTTCAGGATTAAGAGGGGAGTCTGTGGGTCTTCCTATTCTTCCCCGTGGTACTTTTGTATATGTAGCTAGAGATACACAGACAGGAGAATATTTTATTGAAAGAATTGCTCCTAATATTACACCAGATCTTCCTTTAGTAAAGGGAAGTCCTTATGGGGCAGTAAGTGGATTAGATGCTTCTAATACTGCGTATCCTGCTTCTGATACTCTTGTAAGTAATTCTAGTTCTAGAGTATTGGGAAATGAAACACCTGGAGTTTCTTGGCCTTCACTTGCTGATTACTTACAAAATACTCCCAGAGATGAAGCAAAGTGGCAATTTCCTACATTAGATGGTGCGAAGAATACTGTAGGAGGTATGTCTGCTGCCATAGAGAATTCAATAAAAGATGTTGAGAGATTGAAAAGAGGGTTGATAGGAGGAGATAGTGTTCTTAGACAAAGTTTAGAAACCCTTCAAAATGCAGAGAAATCAGTAGAAGCAATTTCTGAGGCATTGGGTAAGCAGGTGAAGTTGATAAGTGGATATATTAATACGATCATGAAGAAAGCACAGAAAAAGATGCTTCGTCAGATCAATCGGGTTATGAATAAGATTACGGCAGCTGGTCCGTTGTCTGGTAAGTTTGCGAGTAATCAATTAATAAACAAAGCAATGAAAGTTATTTCTTGTGCTTTTAATCTAGCAATATCGGAAATGCCCAATATGGTTGGGCAAGGTTTGATGGGAATTGTTAATAAAGCAGTAAATACCACCAGTTGTTTAATAGAAAATTTTGTTTCTAATTTTGTTGGACAGATAACTGGTCAGTTGTCTGCATTGATTGAAGGTGCTTTGGGGACTATTGATAATGTGTTGGGAGGAGTAACCGATGTTTTAGGTTCTATTGGTGATGTTTTAAGTTCTATAATGAACATCTTAAATTGTGAAGTAACTCCGCAACCAGGAGATCCTGTTGTTAAAGAATGGAATTTCTTAGATGGTGGTTCTCCAGTAAAGATTACTTTAAATACGGATAATATTTTTGATAAAGCTAAAAAGGTTGGAGAGAAATTTAAGGAGGCAACTAAGGTTCCTTCTAATATTAGTAAGTATACGTATAAATTTGATCCTGCACAAATAGCTGAAGATACTATGCAGGAATGTGGTGATATGGGACCTGAGCAATGTGGACCTCCTAGTGTTACTTTCTGGGGTGGAGAAGGTTCTGGAGCAAAAGGAAACCCTGTAGTAAGTACAGCACCAGAAAACTTTGGTCAATTGATGGGTGTAGATATGATTCAGAGTGGTAGTTATACTAAAGAACCTTATGTACATGTTGATGATGCATGTGGTGGGGGAAGAGGGGCAGTATTGCAAGCTCTTTTAGGTCCTGTAGAATCTCCTGCTGGAGGTAATAGTGATTTTACTGGTAATGTTAAGACGGGTGATAATAAAATTCTTGGTTTTGATTTTCTTCCTCTTGCTCCTGTAACTAATAAGGCTGAGCTGATAGGGATGGAGATTGTGCAGTTATCAAATTCTCCTAGTCTTCCAGAAGGTACTATAATTCAAGATGTTAAGGGAGATACATTAATTCTCAGTAATAAATTTGTAGATATTGATGATGGAAATAGTATGAATGGTGTAGAATTTAGGATAGTGGGATATGGACTTGCAACTGAAACTGCATCTGCTGTTGGTATTACCACTTTTGATGTGTCTGTTAAAAATACATCAGGTCCAGAAGATACTCTTGTTTCTAAGTTTGTTGTTGATAATCGCCAGCAAAGAACTGTTATTTTAGAAAGAGGAAAGACATATCAATTTGATCAATCTTCTCCTTCTAATGGATTAGTACTTAAAGTAGGTACTGATGAATTGGAATTGAGACGAGGTGAAGAAACATATGATATTGATACTAAATGGTATGATGATATTAATATTCACCCTTTCAGATTTTCAGAAAAGTCTGATGGAATTCATAATTGTGATAGAACAGATGTAACAGAGAATCCAGATGAGTGGTTATTATCTAAAGATGGTTTACCTGCAGACGCATGGGTTTTAACTAGTCCTGATCAAGGGTGGTCAGTATTTCTACAGAATTATGGTAGGTATCCTGCATATAGTGTTTTACCAGGAGTTCATGAGGGTAATTGGGAAGTAGATATTAAAGAACCAGGAACTTATACGTTTGAAATGCAAGCAGATAATAGAGGAACTATTACCTTTGATGGAATTTTTATTGGATCTACTGATCCTATTCCTAGTATAGAAATAGCCTCTACTGTACTTACTGAATCTACTAATTCAAATCATGTTATTTCTTACAATGGATTACAAAGACCTGGTGATCTTCTCAGAGTAACATCCAAATATATTGAGTTTGATGATGACTCTAATAAAGAAGGATTTGATAAAAATGCTTCCTTTACTATTATTGGTGGAGATGCAGCATTTTCAAATGATGGTAGAAGTATTACTGGAACTGGTCTTATAAAACTTAAGTATGAATGGAGGGATAAGTTATCTATAAGTGGAAAAGCTCTTGAATCTATTACTATAGGTGATATTACATGGACGCAAACAGATGATGAAAGAGGTTCATCTGAAAAAACTGTTAAGTTAGAAGATACTATTACTACCACTGAAACTATTGTATATGAACAAGGATTAGATCTTGCTGGAGGTCCTCATAGAAATTCTAAATTTTTAGAGGTTGAGGTTTTTGAACTAGGAAAGCATACTATAACAGCTACAGTAGAAAATACACGTCGGGAAGATATGGGAGCTACTAGGAATACGAGTGATTGGAATAAAAATCCAGGTGCTTTGGGTTGGGTATTGAGGAATAGTAGTGGACAGATTGTTAGAACTTCTAATGATCCTTTTATAACAACTACGGAGGAACTGGTAACTAATTGTGGAGTGGAATATGTTGATGGGGTAACTAAGGTAGGAGATCCTGGTAAACCAGGTGCTTATGTGCAGATTATAGTTAATGATAACACTCCCGAACAGTTGTATTATTACTGTGAAAATCATCCCAAAATGGGTGGATCTATTAATGTTATAGGTGATGAAACTAGTCTTAATTTAAGTTGTAGGAATGCTACTGTTGTAGTAGATGAGGTTAATAATAATGGGAGTGTTATTGCACTCAGAGATTTGAAAGGAGGTACTGGATATAGAGAGGGATCTACTAATTTACTCACTGAAGGAGGAAACGGAACCTCTTTAACTCTTAATATTAATAGATCTACTGATGAGGGTTCTATTACAGCATTAACTGTTAATAATGGAGGAATGGGATATTTACCTGGAGATATTATTATACCTCTTTGTAATTTTGGAGATAAGATTAAACCAAAAACAGGTATTGGAGTTACTGCAGTAATCATAAAAGAAACAGGATGGGGATATAAACCTTGGCCGAATGGAGACTGGGGTGGAATGAATAGGACATGGGCTGATAGATGTCAAACAATTGTTCATCGTGCTAATGGGGATTGGGATATTCCTTATACTTATGGTCAGGTTGCTACTTTATATCTTGGAGATTGTATTAGATTTCCTGCACAAGATGAGATTTGTATTGAGGATGATTTCACTGAAGATATGATACCTGGATCCCAACTTATTGATGAGGAAGTACTACCTAAGGATATGACTGATATTCAGTGGGGAGGTTTTCTAGGAGGAACGGGTACAGATATTGATTTGGATTTTGCTAATAGATCTTATGAAAATGCTATACCTGACAAAAATAATCCTTATTTTGAAAGAAATGTTACATATGTAGAAAGAATTGATGGTAATGATCCTGATTATCCTGCAGGTGTGGCCCAATGGTGGTTTTATTGGAAAGGGGAATATAAAGGAACTTATATTCAGGATACTTTAAGTCAGATACCACAATTAGTACAACCAAGAGAAGGGTTACCTACTCAAATAATGCGAGTTGCTGGTTATAAAGAAAAAGTACAAACTGATGTGACAATAGATTTAGAGGAGTGGTTGCATGTAGCATCCGAGTTACGGAATAATCCAGACACACAAGAAGCATGGGTTATAAATGATGCTGAAGGATGGTCTCCTTTTTTACAGTGTTATGGAGTTTTTCCTTCTATTACGGATGATTTATCTGGTGTACCTCAAATTGGAACATGGTCTGTTTTAATTCCTGAATCGGGTACTTATCATTTTGAAGTGCAAGCAGATAATCAAGGAAGTATTACTTTTGATGGTACATTTTTAGGATCAACTACTGTGTTCAGATCTCATAATGATTCTACATTTTTTGAAGTTAATGTTGAGGTTGATGTTGATAGTGAAGGTAATCCAATACCAACTGCCAAAAATATACAAGGTACTATTTTAAATGCTAATGTCGGTAAAAAGAAATTCAAAAATAACCCTGCTGCATTAGCATGGGTGTTGAGGAAAGGAGATGCTCCTGATCGTCAACTTGTTATGGAAACAAGTACAGTTCTTAGGGAAAATCGTAATAAAAATCATTCTATCGTTTATACTGGATTAAAACAACCAGGAGATGTTCGGTGGGCAACTAAAACACTTCTTGAGTTTGATGATAATTCTGGAAATGGATTTGATATCAATGCGAAACTTGAAATTTTAAGAGGAGAAGCTGAATTTATAGCAAATAATGATCGTACTTGCAATACTATTAGGGGTAGTGGGGATATTACACTTAGGTACTCTTGGACTGATAATCCTAGAATAAGTGGCCAGGCTTTAGATTTCTTTACTATTGAAGATAAAGTATGGGATCAAGGAGATTCTTATAGTGGAGAGATTGTACAGACAGTTACTTTGGTTGATGTAATTACTACGGAAGAAGTTGAAGTAAGAACTGAATCTTATGTAACTTTAGGAGCTGATGGTGAGATTATTGCATCTTCTTTAAATCCTTTTAAAAATGAACTTGAAACTGTTGTGAGTGATACTAAAACTATATTTGGAATTAATTTATTTACAAGTGACGAAGTTGGTGTGGATGGTACTCTACCTCCTATATTTACTTGTGATAGAGATTATATCTATGCTAAGAGTTTAGGATTTAGTGATTGTGATATTAGGAATTATATAGAGGAATCAGGGATACTAGTGGATCAATGTATGCAAGATAAATTAGATGATGATGATTGGGGTAGGTGTGCTAACTTTAGAGTTTTAGTGACTGCTCCTGATTGTCCTGAAAAGGGTGGTGAGTGTCCTCCAGGACATTATTTTGATAATGGTGTCTGTAGACCAGATCCTTGTCCTCCAGGTGAGCATATGGAAAATGGTGTATGTGTTCCTGATGGATGTCCTGCAGGAGAACGGTGGGATTCTCAACAAAATAAGTGTGTGCCAATCGATGATGAGTGTCCACCAGGATATATGAAAGATCCTGCTGGTAGTGGCAAGTGTATACCTATTGTTCCTACAACTTGTCCTCCAAGTGATACTTACAGAGTTATTGCTTGTTTAGAATCTGTAATTGTAGCAAATCCTGGTTTTGGTTATAATTGTTGTGAGGACACGGTGGTAATTGAACCTGCTAATGGTGCAGAAGCAATCATTGAAGAATGTGATGGTGGTATACTAAAGGTTAAAGTAACCAAATGTGGTTCTGGATTTAAAGAACTTCCTGAGGTTTATATAAATACCAAAAATGGTCTCAATGCATTTCTTATCCCTGTGTTAAAGTTCCATAGAGAAAATTTTAATGAGTTTCCTGAAGGAACAAGTGTATTGCAGGTCATAGACTGTGTGGGTAATACAGGGCCTAATGCTAGAACTAGGGTGACATAATGACACAAACAAGTTCACAGCAGATAAAAGGTGAAGTTAAAACCTATAAAAAGAATCAGTTTAATACCACAGAGGGTGGAACATATTATGGGCATAGTAATGCAAATAACGCTAAGATGGCTGTTATGCTTCGTCGTATTTTCCCTTCTCCCTTTAAACGTGCTCAATACATAGGACTTCAACAAGGAGGAGAAAAGGATGGTAGTATTTTGGTTAGTGCTCCTGCTACTTTTGAAATTTCATGTGGGGAAGCACCAGTTCAAGATGTAGCAGGTGTATGGTATGCAGAGAATGGCGATATTAATATTCATGCTCCTAAAGGAAGAATAAGATTATCTGCTATGTCTATTGATCTTATTGCAACTGGTGATGGTAAGAAAACAGGATATGTTAGTATAAATGCAAATACGGCATTTAATGTAGAGGCTGGAAATATGGAATTTAATTCTGATGAGAACATTGCTATAAATGGGGAAAGAGGAGTAGAAGTTAATACTACAGGAAAATCTGAATTTAATGTAGGAAGTTTCAAAGTAATTGAAGGTGGAGATTTCTTTACAATTCCTGGTCAGGGTAATATTACCTTTGAGCAGTGGATTAAAACAATGGCAAAAGTGATATAATGGCTGAATTAGTAAACGAACATATAGGTAATCAGTTACAGGTTTCTTCTGCACTTCCAGGAAATGAGGGAACTCCTTTATTACCAGGAAGAGATCCTCTTTGTTTGGGAATAGGTCCTGCTGCGATTCCAGGATCTATATTTGCTAGTGGAGATGTTCTTATTGGTAGTCCTCTTTCATATCCTCTTCCTGCCACTCCTGAAGCAGCATTGATGGTTGCACGACCTAATGTAGCAACTAACCCCTTAGCCGCAAAAGTCCCCTCTATTTTTAAAGTCACAACCAAAGCTAATCTTCCTCCTACTCCTTTAGACGTAATGCTTGGAGATTTGGGTATTGGAATGGTTGGAATAACTGTGAGTTCTTTGATGATTGATATTATTAATGCAACTTGGATTCATATAATTTCTCCTAAAACAACTCTTATAGGAAATAAATTCCAAGTAGGGATGAATCATAAAATAGGAACTGAGATAAGAACGGGAGTATGTAATGAGACAGGATTTAAGGTTAGATCTGGTTTTTCTGTAGATCATGGACCGAGAAAGATTAGTAGTGTTAATTCAGTACCCTTAACTAAAGGAAAAATTTTTACAGGTAGAGCACTAAAGAATAAACCTTTTGATATTTCACATCCTAAAGAAAAGGGTAAAAGAATAAGACATATTTGTGCTGAAGGACCTGAAGCAGGAATTTATATTAGAGGTAGACTTAAAGATAATAATGTGATAGAATTACCAGAGTATTGGGATGGTTTAGTTGATTATGATAGTATTACTGTACAACTACAACCGATTGGTGATAGACATTTTCATTTAAATGTAATGGAAATTGATAAGGAAAAAATAGTGGTGAAAGAAGCAGATGATAAATCCATTGATTGTTTTTATCATGTTTGGGTGGCTCGTTGGATAGATGCAGATAATCATGATGAAAAATTACATGTAGTTTATGAGGGAGAAAGTCCTGATGATTATCCTGGAGATAATTCTCACTACACTATGGGGGTACACTAATGGGATTATCAGGTGATTTATTTTCAAAGTCTGGAAAAGATCTTCAAACTGCATTGGAGCAGATTGATTTTCTTCAGGAACAAGTGGTCATTATTGATAATGATAAACTTCCATATGATCAGGGAATTGCTAAATTAGATCAGAATTTATTAGATCAATGTAATGAGGTTAATGTAGCATTTAATGAGGTTCAGAGTGCTTATAATGATAGAATAGTGGGAGTATGTAGAACTGATATGTTTTGGAGAGTCACGCAGATTGCTTCAGGTACTGGGGATGATGAGGATGAATATACTATGGTGTGTACTAAACTTGCTGCGGGTGGATACCATGCATTAACAAAGGGTGGAGTGGTAGGTCTGGGAAGTACAGTTCATTTTCTTCATCCTAATGGAACTATAACTGTTTATCCACGTAATGAAACTGAGAGTGAATGGCATAGTAGTGGATTGGCTTATACTTTTGGATTTGATCCGAGAAATTATTTTGGTTTAAAATATTTTAATGAACCATATTCCGATGATATTGGTAATACCTTGGTAGGAGGTTTTATTGGAACTATAACTCAAGGAGAGTCTACTTTAACAATTATGAATCCTGTAGGAGCAGGTCTTTCTGAAGAATTGGCAATAGGTCAAATTATTGAACCTCAAAATAGTAATGTTTTTTCAGGAGTAACCAAAATTACTGGAATTACTACAGGATTAACTGATCTGAGAGATATTACGTCCTTAGTTGGTATTGGTACTACTCAATCGTTTGTTAATATTCTTACTGTAGATAATGTTGCTCTTGAAAGTCTTAAAGCACCACAAAGTGATGGAACATATGCCTCATTTGAAATATTAGATGATCCTGCTAATTTTGCGGATTCGGGAAGAGAAAAATATTCATTAAACAAAGAAGCAGATCCATTTTTACCTCAGATGGTGGGAATAATGCAGACTGCTAATATTGGAATGGGAGTTTCCGTTGCCCTTGATAATTCAGGATATCCTAGTACTCCTATGTCATGGGATCCTAATTTGGAGGGATATGTTGTAGAATATGATTCTAGAGGTAATGCACTTGCTGGTCCTGTAGAAGCACCTAAAGTTGGTTCAGGAAAATGTTTTTGGAAAGTGGGATTTGCTGATTATCCTAAAACATCAGGCGGTGCTAGAGCAGCTGAGGATGATACTCGAACGGTAGAGGCGAGTGATCTTAGCAATGTTTATACATCCCTTTCGGCATGTCCTTCGGCTTTAAATACTGCTATTACGAATGCTATTGGAGTTTCTAGTACTAAAGAGACCACTCTTATTGGGTCTAATTTAACCACTAATCCTACTAAAGTAGAGGGATTAAATGCTTTAAGGGCAGAAAGAAATGATGATTATAGTATGAGAATATGGGGTATGAGAGTGGGTATTGGAGCAGAAAACGAAATAGTGGATAGACTTCAAACTTTACAACAACATTTAGATGACCTAACTATAAGAGATGTAATTGATTCTTAATTATGGAAATTTTACACGGCCGAACCCAAAAAAAACTCATTCTTCTCCCAGAAGAATGGGAGAAGTTGGTTGATTTATCTACAGTCACTGTTCATCTTACTGAAGTAGGAGCAAAGCAAGGCCTTGTAGTGAAAAGGGTGCAAGGTTTAGAGGTTCATTTGCAAACTCAGGGAATGCCTGTGGATTGTTATTATATAATTATGGGTGATTTACTTGACACTGAAGATGAAGTGTGATATAATAAAGGGATCATTGTAAGGTTTCTAATGGAAGATGAGTACCTTTCCCGTTGTGTTGTAGATACAATTCAACGTAAAGTGCATCTCTATTCAGATGAAGGAGATAGTAAAACAGTAGAATGCGAGACAGTGGAAGAATTTATGAATGTATTGCATTTTGTGAGGGATAATTGTCCTAAAGACATGTTAACATACACTGATCCTTTGTAAGGGAAAATCAATTTTTAATTTAAAAAAAGGGGCAAAAAATCTCTGTGATTTTTTTACCCCTTTTACTTTTTATGCACGGAACTTTTCGATGATAAATAAATCATAATAGAACTATCGTGCAAATAAGATGCCTCTAAGTCG